ATGTCACAGCCGTCTATATGAGCATCACCGAAATCATTATACGGCTTCGGCGGGAATTTTACACTTAAAGAGTTTAGATCGAAATAGTTAGATAATTTCAAAAAACTTTTCAAGGCTGCAATAAACCCTCTATTTTCCCCGCTATTGTTATCGTTATTTGTTGAAATATATATGCGATTAATACACCTACTACTAAGGTAATTAACAATGTTATTATTAACAGATAAACCAAAAATGACAAGAACATTCCTAATGTTTTGTTCGTAAAGAGCCAATGCATCACCTATACTTTCTACTAAAATTACTTCTTCCTTTAAATTTATTTCTTCTTCTACCCCTGTTGTTTTATTAAAAGCTGGGTAGACCCAATTATTACGCTTCCCGATATGTTTCCATTTAGGGAAATTATTATCATCATCAACTTTTCTTCCTGAAAATCCAATGATTTGTTTGTGTTCATTATAAACAGGAAAGACCATTCTTCTATACATCTTTCCTACCCCTGCTAAACCTACTTGAAAAACCTTTTGGGTTTCTTCAGATATGTTTCGTTTTTTATAGAAGTTATAGTTAGGGAATAATCTCTCTAGATGAGAGTCATCGTAAATTTTTTCCATTTCAATTTTTTCTTTGGGCTGGTAAACAGTTAGATTATCTGTGGAAGAGTTTAATAAAATTTCTTCTGTCTGTTTATTGTCTTTTAAAGTGAGCCTGATTAAAGCTTCGAAAGGCTTACAACCTTTGTTCTCAACGAAGTCCATCCAAACACCAGTGTTTTTGTATATTTTAACAGCAGTATTATTGTCTCCGTCCCTATAAAGAGCTTGGGTTCTCCAGTGGTCACCACAATCTATGAGACTGTAGCCTATCGATTCTAAAATTCCTTGGAATTCTTCAGAATTGATCGAAGTCGGGGATTGTTTCTTGGATTCCATCACTATCTAAATCTTCCTCTCCATTCAAAACTCTCGCTATATCTCTAAGATCTCCTCTTTCTGTTATATTAAAATTATTAAAATCTAAATTAATAGCATTTTTTCTCAACGAATCTCCAATACTTACAGGCTCTACAGCTCCAGCAATATCACTACCTAAGTGTCTAGCTTTTACATTAATGAGTTTATGTGTCCCAAACCTCCCACCTTCTGTCTCTACTTCGTCTGTGGTTTTACTACGGAGAATAAACATATGAGAACAAAATTGAGTAATTCTATCTGATAGAGAAACAATAGATTCATCATCGACTATATTTTGAGAAGTCCTGTTGGTTGTTATACCATATCTGTTGGATTGAACTGATGTAATCATAGGGATAACAGGGTTGCCGTCATGTAAGATTTCTTTTTGGACGCACTTCTTAAATTTATCGACCATTTCTCCAACGACTTGCCATTCTGATTTATTGCCATTATTTTCAGACGTTGTTTTGATATAATCGAAAGAAAATACCATCTGGTTACCCCTGCCAACTTTCGAATAATAAAATCTCTTTAGAGTATTGACCATAGAGTCTACATCCATTCCTCCGACATTGTAATAGTAGAATTTTAGGTTTTTAACTCTAGGCCAGACAGCTCTGACTTTATCTACCACATCCTGTCCAGCTTGCCTCCATTTACCATTTTCCAGTAAATGCATAGGCACTCCAGATAGAGCAGCGCATTGTCTCATGATCAGTTCCTCTTTACTCATCTCTCCATTGTCGAAGTGCAGAACAGGGACATCATACTTCAAGCTGACTTTGGTAGAGTAATCCATACAAAACTGTGTCTTACCGACACCAGAACGAGCCACAATAACTGTAATATTACCAGCTCTTAAAAGAGAGCCATAAATATCATTTATCTTTCCATGTGGACCCATCATGCCAAATTCAGTAACGGGATTATTTCCACGCTCTTCGACAAGAGCTTCCATTTCCTCGTAAATGTTCTCTGGGGTGTCGTTTCCTATCTCGTAAAGATTAATTCGAGAATTATAAACATTGTCAGCTACCTCTATGATATCTCTATAAGAAGATTCTGGAGCTATGTTCTTCATCTTCTTAGCTATCTCTTGAGAAGAATCTAGTATTTCTCTTCTTATTGTATACTTTTTAAGTTCTTTGGCTGTCTTTAAGATATTACCTTTGGGGACTTTCCTCAAAGACAAAGACTTAATATAATCAGAAGGATTGAGATTGTCCTCAAAAGATAATCCAACCTCATTTACTCTTTGCGCGATTATAATCTCATCAATTTCATCACCCGCATCGATAGCTTGTTTTATGATTCTAAAGATCGCAGAATGCAAAGAGCTTTGTTTAGAGTAGAAATCTGAATTACTAATGAAATTAGAAATCTCTGCAAGGCTTTCTGGCTCTTTAAGCAAACCAGCTAATAACTGTTTTTCTAGTTCAAAATTGTATATCATTAATCCTCTTCTACTATTTCGTTAGATGCATGTTGGAAATGATTTTCCAAAGCTTTTGTTAAAGCAAATTCTGTCATACCACAATCAAATTTGCAATAAATAAGCGGCTTCCCATTTTCAGAAGAAACAGCCATGATAACACCTTTATACTTGTCAGCCCCACCCGAAAGCTCGTAGAGCTTATCAACCATCTCTGTAGGAATACAAAATTCCTTATCGTCACTGCCTTCTGGTAAATTCATAAATAAATGTCTTGATCGGTAAATAAAGAAGCTTGGATTTCGTCTTTGGGATAAATTTCTGCTAGCTGAATTTCATTAGCCTTGCAAAAGTTTAATTTATGCTCATCTCTTTTAAGTTGATCAGCATATTTAAAATGGTTTTTGTGGAAAAACTTAACAAATTTTGTGTGTTGCGCTCCCTGAACTTCTACGGCTATTTTTTTATTAGCGTTGTAAAAGTCTAAAGTTAATCTGCTGCCAACCACACGAAACTCTTCAAAAACAATGTCATTTTTCCAGTATTTATACAAGAATTTTTTTACAGTAGTTTGAAATTTACTTCTGCTAGGTTTTTCCCAATCAATTAAATATTTCTTTGCATTTTTAAGGTTTCTTTCTTTGCCGTATCGGTCAACAAATTTCATGCTACAATTTGTTCTTTGAAATAGTTGATCAGAAATTCACACAAGTCTTTGTTGTCTTCGATAGTTTTAAATAAATTATTATCTCCTTGTATTTTTTCTGGAAAGTCAAATTTGTTTTCTTTTAGCAAATCTAAAAAATCTTCTGTGGGTTTAATCCAAGCTCCTTTCTTCTGCATAAACTCCCAAGCATATAGTAAGTCTACAACTTCTTTTTCTACCCAAATAGATGTGCCATTAATACGTCCATATTTTATAGGATAAGAGATAGTCATGTTCGTATTTTCGTGAGCGGATTTTTTAATCGTCACTTTAGCTTGGTGTCCAATGATTGGATTTTTTTTAGAGTCTATAGTTTTTACAGTTGGATTTTTCAAAATCAAATCGCCCTTAAATCTAGGTTCAAACTCCATAATATTGTTAGCGAAGTGCAATAACGCATTACCTCCTGTAGCTGTAGTCTGACGGACAGGCGCTTTTGAATAAGGATCTAGTTTGATATCCGCTCTGACTTGACTGATGAAAATAGCCATGTGTCCCCTTTTACCTAACGCAGTGCTAGTTTTTTTGCAAAAATCAGAAGCAATTACCGCACCACCTGCTACCTTGCTACTCTCTTCAAAACCTTTCGCTAAATCGTCCTTCTTAATTAAACCATCTACAGAATCTAGGATAAAGCAATATTTAATCTTATCGTCATTATTGGTAATCAACTGTCTGATTAGAGTCATAGCCGCTTCGTAAACATTACTCTCGAAAACAAAACAAGTTCCATCCACCCACTCTTCTGGAGAAAAAACAAATTTAACCCCAGATCTTTCTTTAACTTCTGGACCTAACCTTCCTTCCGCTTTGATATACACACCTCTAGATTTATCTACACTAGTTAAAAAGTTCTTCATAACCTGCAAAGATTCAGAGGTTTTGCCACCTTCGTTAACTCCCGTGAATCGATGCAACCCAGGACCAAAGCCCCCAGCAAGATGGTAATCTAACTGTAGGGAACCGCTAGAAACTTTGTATTCCACCGTATCTTCGAAATTAAAATGATCGTCCTTGTTTGCTTTTAAAAAATTACCAAGGATATTTGCTGGTTCTATGTTATCACTCATTTAAAAAGTCTTTTATTGTTTTAGTTTTACGAAGCACATTGCTATCTTGCCCCGACTTATCGCCTATATCATAGGTCTTATACTTGGATAAGTCAACCTTAAAATTGAAAGCTCTGAATTTTTCGTCAAGAGTTTCTTTCAGCTTGTTGCTGACAAGATAAGCTAAAGAGTCGAACTTCTTATCGAAGTAGACAATAGCCATGAAATCCTGCGAGTAACGATCACAAAGATCGTTGAGCATTTTCATTTCCCTAGCAAAGAAAGGTCTTCTTCCTTTATCGGGAACGTCTAATAATCTAAATAAGATTTCTCTTTTATTCGGACCCTTTTTTTTGCTCACGGGTAAGGGTAAACTGCCGCCACATCTCGGTCAATCATTTTTTTCACAAGCTGAAAAAAATTAGTTTTTGGCTCCCAACCCAACTCTTCTCTAGCTCTAGTAGAGTCTCCCCATAACAAATCAACCTCTGCTGGTCTGTAAAAATCTTTGTTGATCTCTACAAGAAGATCAGATCCGTGAAAATACTTTTCTTCCAACCCTTCACCCTTCCATTTGCATTGGCTTCTGTGAAATCCAGCAAAATTAAAAGCCTCTTCCACAAACTCTCTAATAGTGTGAGTCTCATTGGAAGATAAAACATATTCTTTTGGATCTTTCCTATCTTGGTTCAACATCAACCAGACACCTTGAACAAAATCTTCAGCATCACTCCAGTCTCTTTTTGAATCTACATTACCTAATTGTAAAGGTTCAATTTCTTTACCTAATTCAAATTCTACAAGAATTCTGGCGACATTTTTTGTAATTTTGCGAGTCACAAACTCTTCCCCTCTTCTTACTCCTTCATGGTTGAACAAAAACCCTTGGACGGCATAAATATCGTATGAATCTCTATAAACTTTGACCAAATGCCTAGCGGAGCATTTAGCAGCCCCATACGGGCTTCTAGGGCGCAAAGGGTGTTCTTCTGTTTGTGGAGACTCTACAATATCGCCAAACTCTTCAGAGCTGCCAGCGTTGTAATATCGGCAATTGGGAGCGTGTCTGCGAATAGCTTCTAATTGGTGCAAAACAGCCATAGCATTTGTCTCCATATGTTGAGTCGGCATTTTCCAACTAGTTCCGACAAAAGAGTTTGCTGCAAAATTTATAAAATAGTCAGGCTTGTGTTCAGATATAACTCTTTCTGTGTTTTGAGGGTCTGAAACATCTAAATCAATAAGAAAGAATCTGTCGTTATCTTCTAGGTGTTCGATGTTTTTGTGGTTTTTTACACTAAGTCTCCTAGCGCCTCCAATAATTGTATGCTCTGTATGTTTCAAAAGATAATCAGCCATAAGGCTACCATCTTGACCTGTAACTCCTGTAATAATAATTTTTTTCATTTTAACATTCCCCTCTAACGTTTGGGTCTATATTATATTTTTTAAATAAAGGTTTTAATTTTTCTCTATAGAGAGATGTCTGCCATTTAGACGCTTTTCCATAACTAGCGCCATGTAAAGCGGAAGACATAAAAGGAAAAACGCTAGAATTTGAGTGATTTGCTACAAAATCACCTCTACAAAGCTCGTCGTTATTCCAAGTGAATAGTCCTTTTAATTTAGATTCCCTAGCGGCATCAGATCCTTTTAATTCTGATTCATAAAAATTTTTAGGTTTGTATGAATTGAAGTGCCTAATCAAAGATTCTTTTTTCCACAAAGCCGCTTGCAAGCAATAAAGATATTGACAATTGAAAGGAACCTCATAAAGATTTAATTTTTTTTCAATTAACTTGCTTGGACCTGTTTGACCTTCATCTATACCAGACCTAATAAGGCGAATAAAATCATAACTTGATTCATCTAGGTATTTTACCATTTCTGATATGTTAGATTCATTGACATGATCATATAAAATAAAATCTTCGAGAGAGAATAGAATTATATCCTGCTCGACTTGATTTAAACTTTCTATAAGCCTTTTATAAAAAGGATCATTTTCATTGTTTTCAATTTGAGAGCAATATTCAGGGACACTTGCACTCTTTTCGTTAATAATCATACAGTGTTTAAAAAATGGGGCCATTTTTTCATATTGACCATAATACATAGGCCAAACATCATTATAGCTAGAATGAGTCCAAGTTGTAACTATCGCATTTTCAATCATAATTTTAAATTTTTGATACCTTGATTTCTTTCGAGATTTATTGCAAGAGCATAATCTAAATTGTTATCAGGTTTTTTATCATTTATTAAAATTCTTTTTCCCCCTCCTATACCCATTATTAGAATATCATATATTATACCAGCTTCTTCTAACTGTTTTTCTGTCACTCTTCTTAAGCTTTCTTTTCTGCCTGTAGTTAAAAGTATTTTAAATCCGCGCCTTTCCCAATCTCTTAGTTTTTCCAAAGTCCCATCAAGTAGTTTTAATTTATGTGATGGCAATTGAGCATCAGTAGGAGTGCTGTGTTCTACTAACGTGCCGTCTAAATCACAAAAGACAGTTGGAGGTCTTGAATCCATCAAATAAAAATTGCTGTAGGGTTTATGTTTTTAAGAATGTCTTTTTTTATCTCTTTATTATATATTCCAGCTTTTAAAATTACAATAGGATTTTTTTGCCCTTTTAGGACTGTCGGACAAAAGCAGTGTAAATTTGTTCCATAAAGCCTATTCCCATGTTTACTTTTGTCATTATCTAAAATGCATGAGATCATTTTTTCCTCTAAACCGAAATTTATAAGATATTGAGAAAATATATGAGCGCCAAATAAATATACTGAATTATTATTATCAACTAAGGATTTATTAAGATTAGACACTTGTTCTTTTATTGATTTTATAAAAGATAAAAATATTTTTTTATTTTTTTTGTATAAATCTAATGGTAGTTTTTTTTCTTCTGTGTTTTCGTATTTTTTAAAGGCGTAAAAAATACTGTGATCCTGTTTAAAATACTCTTTTTTCTCCAATCTAAATTTAAACTTAGAAAAAATATGTTCGATGTATGGTTCTGTGATGAAGCAAGTGTGCTCAAAATTAAGACAATTAGTGTAATTTTTCTTCAACATCTCCTCCATGTTTGGAATGGAAAAAATCAACATTGACCCATTTTTTAAAACTTTTGATTTTTGATTTATAAAAGGTTCTAGGTCATAAATATGTTCAAGGACATGAGAATGAACGATTGCTTCATAAGCTTTATCGCTATTAAATTTTTCGTCGAAAAAACCTTTTATTAAATTTACGTTTAAATTTTTAGGTGTGCATGGGTTTGGTTCTATAATTGTCCAATTCGTATCA